TTAATAGTTAATTTTCTCTCTTCTTTCCCTGTTCAGCTTGCGCCGCTTTTCCTTATTTTCCGGCGACTTTTTCGGTTTTTCCAGCGCCTCCAGTTCTTCTTCCAGCTGGTTATAGCGTCTATATTCCGAATTGCACTCAGCCAGGAGCTGGTCATATTTAGCCGCGGATAACGTGCCGGCATCGGCATCCAACTGGTATTCGTAGTAGCGAATACGCCCTTCACTGGCTTCGAGCAGGCCGGCAAGTTCCTGACGGCGATCAGACGTGTCCGGGAACTTACGGATGTAGTCTCTCATGATTCCGCCTCCTTTCTGGCTATCTTTCCCATCACGCCAAGCACCTTGCGCAGTTCCTCCACATCCATCTGCGTGATGTTCTTCCCGGTTCCACTGTACTTCCGTACCCAAACATTGATTTTAGCCTTGTTCATTTCAAAATCTTCCGGACTGTTATTCCCGCTGTAATCCTTGTTAAGGAAAGATATCTGGAAAGACTTCTTATAAATCTTTCCGACCAGCCTGCGGGCTTCTTCCCGAAGCATATCCTTCACCTTCCGGTCGCGATCACCGTTCAGACTTGACAGCAGGCGCTTCGCTTCCTCGAAGGTCAGTTCCTTGGTGCTGCCGATGATTCGCCCCGTCTGGCCGGACAGCCATTCCAGGCGTTCCTGCCGCTCGCTGATGCCGATGCCCTGAATGGCTGTCTGCAAGGCTTGCAGCTGCCGGGGGCTGATGGGTTTAGTCATTGTTGCTTTCATACGCTTGTTCTTTAATATTTTCCAACCAATGTTTTTGATATCCTTTGTCCCATATAATGAAGTAGCCGCGGGGACCACCTGCACCACGAGACACATGTGATGCCTTGAATCTGTCTATATATATACGCCTGAAAGAATCCTTCTTCACGTCGTAGGCCATCTGCCCTTCAACCTCCTTTCCATCCACATGAGAAAGGAAAACGAACATCTTTTTAGGATACTTCTTTCGCAGGGCTATAATCTCTTTGGCCTTGACTCCGCACTGGTCTCCCAGGTATTGCACGGAATCGACTATTACCACGTCGGCACTGCGTTGCTTGGTTATTTCCCCTTCAATGTCTTCTACACCTTCACATTCTTCGCTGAACTGTATTCGGCTGACTCCGCTACGGATGCCTGCCAGTGCCAGTTCCTTCTGAAAGTCGTCACGCACTCCCATTTCCAGCGAGATGAACAGCACCCTCATTCCAAGCTCATCCAGTTTTCGGGCCAGCAATAGGGCAAAGTGCGTTTTCCCTTGTCCTGACTTCCCGTAGATAATCCAGCATCCGGAACGCTCGGGCCTGCCGAATGCCTGGTACCATTCCCCGTCAAAAGGGATGTATTGGAATTTCGCGTCTTCTATATTCTTTACGCTCAGAATCTTCATGCCAGCTCGCCACGTTCCAGTTGTTGATGTATCAGTTCATTGTCTATCATGCCTGCCAGCTCGCGAAGGTCGTCGCAAAATAGGACGAACTTCCCGCTGCCTTCTACCGGCTCTTTCTTGCGCTTGTCCAGCTTACCCCATATCTCCAGCTGCTTGTCCTTGTCCGTCACACCGTTGGCCTGGCAGATGGCGCACACGTCTTTCTTCGTGGCACCCAGTAGGGCGATGTAGTTGCGTTTGAAGCGGCCGTCTATTTCATCATATCCCTCGATGCGGCCTACGTAACGCTTGATGGTGCGTTCCAGTGTTTCCGTACCGGCTACCAGTGCTCCCATGCGGTGAAACGTATCGTCATATAGGGGGATAAGCGCACACAGTGCGGAGTGGGTCAGCTTTCCGGCATCATCCAGTATCAGAAGCGGATGCAGGTCGGCCATCTGGTTGATGTTGGCAATGATGATATCCAGCAAGTCGTCATTGTCCATGTAGCGGGTTACTTTTAAGCCCAGGCAGGTAGCAAGCTTCGTAAGGAACTTGCGCCCTGTCCACTTACGGCACTTCAGGTAGATGACGGACTTGTCAGCATTCACGTTATAGAGGTCGATGAGCGACTGCGTCTTTCCGCTGCCCGAACGGGAAGAGATGCAAAACCATTTGCTGTTGCGCTTGGCGGCATTAAAGGCGGCCTTTATCTGCTGATAGCTCGATACGGTTTCGACCACGTTCCAGGCGCCTTCGTAATAGTTGAGGGCAGCCGCTATCTTTGCCGCCATATTGTCTTCCTTGGCGGCATACTTGCCGGAAAGAATCTGTGAAAGGGTAGTGCCGGAAATGCCGCACTTGCGGGCTATCTCGCCTTGAGTGGAACCGCGTTTCACAAGTGTATCGACGTACTGTTTTAATCCTTGAATATCCATCTTTATATCGTTTTTAAAGGTTGTTTAAATCATCTTGAATAACTCATGTCGGCCGGATTGAACTCGTAGTCCTCGTCCTCATCATTGGCGGAGATTACCACCGCTTGCGGCAGACGTTCGGTCACGTCCTCGTAGTCGGCATCCGTCACTTCATCACGCATTTTGCTGCGGGCATCCTTATGCTGACCACGTGAGTCGGTTATCAGGTAACGATCCAGCAAAGTGTTGTTTATCAGTTCCGGGATGCGCTGCTGGAGGTTCTTGATGTGCCCGTCCACGCTCGCCACCTTGTCATCAATGTGCTGTTGCAGTTCCTCGTTGAAGCCTTTCACCCGGTTGCGGTACTCGAAGTGTTCCGGCTTTTGGTCGGCCAGAGCCATGGGAGCTTTCATACACTTCTGCATCATGTAGCGCAGCGTGCCTATTTCTTTTCCGGCATCCTTCATGCCTTTGCGCACGGCGTTGCTGATAAGTATCCGGCTCATGTCTTCGGGGTCATAGCGCACGATCCAATCCTCGTTGTAGTGCTCGCGCAGGGAGATGTCGAAGGTGTCGTAGTTGATCCGCTCACCTTGCATTTCCAGACGAAGACCGTCACCGTTAATGTGGTTGGTGCGTCCGGTGGTTTCGCCCATCAGCAGCAGGTATTCCTCATCACAGAAAGGTAACTTTCGGGCTTCCTCAGTCTGTTCCCAGGCAGCCATAAAATCTTTAATCTTCATGGCGCGTTCCTTCATCATCATGGCTTCAATCTGTCCCATGAGGGTTTCTTCATCGGGAATGAGGTGACGGTTCGCGTTGATGACTTCCATATTCGGCTGATTGTCCTGGTCGGAAGTGATGCCGAACCCTGACCAGTTGCCTTGCTTCTGGCAATGCTGCACGTTCAGATACTTGAAGTAAGGTTCGATTATTTTCGATTTGGCATTGCCAAGGGCGGCAGGCGTGTAGTATTTAGTCATTGCCTGATAGAAGGGAACCATAACACCTTTCTGATAATTGTCGCTCTGAAGCTGCAACGGCTTGTATCGGTCGCCAAACAGTTCTTTAGTATGCCGCACGGCATTGCGCAGGGCCTCACGTATCAGTGCCGGTGACTCATGGTCTCCAATGGCATAGCCTACAGGGTATTTGCAGCAGGCGTCCAGCACAACTACGATGGTTTTGCGGTTGGTATAAGTGGTCATCATATACCGTTTTTCCTCACCGTTCGCCTTCTTGTCTTTGGCAACCTTCTTCTGGTACAGCAGTTCCACCGTCCATCCGTCCAGCGTCCAGTAGGTGAGGGCTTGCGTAGGGGCTTCCCGGTGTATCTGCATCTTGCGGGTGTTGGCAACGACTTTCTTACCTTTGCGTCCCTGCATGGTGGTGAGTTCCATCTTCTTCTTGTAATTATCCACAGTCACGGGGCTGTTGATAAGCGGCTTGTCAAGGATTTCCGCCACCTTGTTATACTCTTCCATTATCTGTACACTGTTCAGGTTGTTGTGCAGGGAGATGAGCTTGTGAAGGATGGCTTCGCTCTCTTCATCCTTCACCACGGCAGCGGACTTGTTGCCAAAGTTCTTATGAATAAGATAACGGTAGCCTTCTTCACGGCTGATGCGGCATGCATCCTCGTATTCCTGGCACTTACGCTTCAGCGAAGCTGCGTTTTGCGGCAGGGTGTGCGGAAACAGAGGTTTCCCGTGTGGGTCGCGCAGGGTCAGCAGATCATTGCTCAGCGTACAGAGTTTTTTCCACATATTGACGCGGGGACCGCTTGTACCGATGACATCCTTACGGTGTTCGTCTCTCAGGTAAAGAATGGCTTCCAGTACGCGCACATTCAAAGTATATTCATCTATCTTGGCATCCGGAAGCTTCTTGCCACCATCATACCGATACTTGGTTGTGTAAAACTCAAAGGCATCGTTACTGAAGACAATGGCTTCTTCCAGAAGGCTCTTTTGCGACTGGGTGGCAAGGGTGGCGCGCGGATCGCCGTTCAGCAAGTCATACTGCTGTTTTATATCGCTCCGCATGGTCTCGTAGTCTACGATTGCAGACATGTCAGGCGTGCTACGTTGGAGCACAATTATCTGTTTCTTGCTTTTCATCTTATAATAGTTACTTTCACTAATGAATCCTCTTTCACTCCCTACCTTGGTCTTGGGATTGAAAGCTATCAGCTCATTCGCAAACACACATACCCGATTATTGAATATCAGTGCCATATCCTTAATTTTTCAATTAGTGCAAGCCCCGGCATCGAACCGGGGAGCCAGCCACTTCCTTATCCCAAGAGCTAATATCAGAGGAAGTTCTGGACCTGCAATCGTTTATCTACGCACGTTCCAAATCTTGTCTGTACCTTCGGCATTGAAGAGCACATCTATATTGGCGCCTTTCTTCTTATCGATGATATCCCATGCTTTCAGCTGGATAAATTGTGCGGAAGTCAAGCCCATTTCATCCTGATAAGCTTTATCCGAAATGGCCCTTTGCCGTTCGGCAGCCTCACGAGATTGTTCCATCTCCTTGCGACGGTCTTGTGTCGTTTTGGCTTGAATCTGGGCAGCTGTGTTATTCATCTCGGCTAGTTGTGGCGCATTGGGCATTGCCCGCCCCGTGATGACGCTGATAACCTGTATGGGCATTTCTGATTTCTCCGATAACTTGGAGATGTATTGCATCATATCCCGTTTCACCATCGAATCAATACGGGCTATCACTTCCCGGTTGCTGGTCAAGTCGAACGGGCTGTATTGTGACACATAGTGTCGGGTAGTGTTGCAATAGGTTTCTTTGATATTGTTCTTATACCAGTCGAGCCCGTAGTTTGAAAGCAGCACGGGCGACTTCCCTTTAATAATCTGTAGCGTGATGTTGGTCTTGAAGTCCAAGGGTGTGTTCTCGTTGGAAATAATGTCATCCAACACTTCCTCGTACTTTTGTGGAGTAATCTTGAACAGCACCTTATCCGTGCTCGATACGCACCAGGTAGACCCCGAACGCATAGGTTTCATGTCAACGCCGCCATGTCCGAAGAACCAGGGACGTTTTACGAATACGCATTCTTCATCGGCACCGGCCTCGGCCAAGTGCATACAACTTGTCAAACTCATGCTGCATGCAACGGCAGCCAAAAACAATACTTTGAAATATTTCATCTTTTTAATAAGGGTTTTACGAAGCCTGCCCAAGGCTGATTATTGTATCTTATTTCCGGAATAATCATATTGTGTCACTTTGCCCGATATATCAATAGAGCGTAAATGAAATCCCTCCGGGGTAGCCTCACGGGCAAAGTCTGCAATAGTCCCGTAATCCATGTCATCAGGTAGTTCCGCTTCTGAGCATCTTGACAAATTCCTGAAATCAAGTACAAACGGATTGTTATTGACCCACGTCACCTTCACCTTCATACCGTTTCCTCCTTTCGTCCTTCAGGAATCAGCAGGGATAACGCCACAATCACTGATAGCGCCACAATCACCATTCCGCTAATACTGTCCTTATCCGTTGCGTCCACATTGCACCCCAGCCACAGTCCGTAAATCATACCTACGACGATAGCCACCTTCTGTAATTTCCTAAATGTTTTCATACTATTCAGTTTTAATATCTATCAATCAATCTATCAATCGAAACCAAAGCATCACTTTTTCGCTTCTCTAACACTTCTTCGTCATCCGTTGTCAGCATCCATGCCGGGTGATACTCCATAAGGCGTTTACCTTCAGTTTTGTCATCAGTACTGTATGCCAATACAAAGGAGTATGCCACCGCATTACATCCGTCACTCAATTCGTCTTCAAATTTCACACCCCAGTATGAATTCCGTCCGCTCTTCATACCTATGGCATTGGATACTTCACGGGTAACAAACACCGGGACTCCCCGTTCGTCGTAATGGTCCACCACAACAATGCTCGCACACTCCAATTCGAGCTCTTTGCATTCTCCTTTCCAGTAAATCATAATATTACATTTATAAAGTTATTACCTTGTCATACGGATTATCCACCAATCTCACTTCATACAGCTTTCCGCCATGATTCAGCGCATAAGCCCGGATAATCTTGGCCGATGGGCTATTGGTCTCATAATTAAGGGCCGAACGTACCGTCCGTGTGGTCACTTCAAACTTCGTTGCTATTTCTTCCTGCAACTCTGTACTTGCTTCAATGAATCTCTTCTTTTCTGCCATTGTATTTCTGTTTTTTGAGTTAATTCGTTATATTTGGAGCGTCTTTCAGATTGGAAGACTTTGCAAATATCTAACTATTTTACGAATTATGCAAGAGAAAAGTGAAAATATTACGAAAACAATTGGGAGACTATCTGAATATATTACGCACTCCGGTATGACTTTCAATAAATTAGCTACAGAATTAGGGCTTTCAAATAGTTATTTCAGCAAAATGGTTAAAAACAATGGATCAATAGGTTCAGATATTATAGAGAATATATTACGAGCGCATCCAGAACTAAATGCAGATTGGTTAATTACAGGTCGTGGGGTTATGCTTCGTCATGAAGTTGCGACCACCAGTACGGCATCTACAATATCCACACCTGCCCAAGACGATAATTTTGTTTCTATACCATTAGTAGATATTTCTGTTGCTGCAGGATGTTGCGGATATGATAATCCTGATTATTTTGAGGTAGTGGATACTATAAAAATGCCTTCTTCTATGGTACGCGATGGTCGTAGATACTTTTGCGTCCATATTAAAGGAGAAAGTATGTCTCCTACATTATTAGATAGCTCTTATGTCGTTATTAGGCTCTTGGAACGTTCTGAATGGCAAGATATGCCAGACCGGCATGTTTACGTTGTAAGTGATCGCAATGGTCGCTCATACATCAAAAGAATTAAGAATAGATTCCATCAACATGGCTTTATCGTTTGCATGTCAGATAACATCGATAAGGTCAATTATCCCAATTTTAATTTGGAAGAACAAGAAATAAATACAATTCTCCATGCAGAGTGGTACTTCAGCGCTAAAATGCCCAATCTCAACGAAACATATTACGATAAAGTCAATCAATTGGAAGACAAATATGATATACTTGAAAGTCAAATGAAACGAATATTACAAGCTATCAGTACTAAATAATTAGGATCAGCAATGGAATCTTTTAAAATAGAATATAAAAAGCCAAATGTAGAGTATGCTAGAAATAACATATTTTACTTCTCATCTTGCCAGTCAAAGGATGAAATGTCCCTTCTTAGCAAACAAATATTATCACTTGAAGATGATATTAAACCATTTTATTTGTTTTCAAGAGATGTTCATAATCTGATGCCAGATTATGATGTCGAAACTCTTAAAAAAGAGTATAATTTAATTATCGCTCTAATGCATATGCATAATACATGGAAAACTATTATAGCAGATGAAGATAAAGAACGTTATTATCTTCAATATAGATTTGCTTTGGATGGTTATACTCCGAAGATAATTATGCCATTGAAAGATGTAACACTTCCTGTTGATGATCCTTATTGGACATTTTTTTTTCCGCCAAATGGATATAATTTTAGAGATTTAGCCTTACTTGTGCGGAAAGACAAGTACCCTTTATCTAATAGCAAAGAGGTTTTCCGTATTGCATCTAAAGCTATAAAACAGCCCTTTAGATTTAATTGCGGAAATAATATTTTTCCAATTGATGATTTTATAAAATCAAATAATAGACTATGAATGATAAAGAAAGACAGCTGTATGAATTTAGAGATGTGGCCTTTACTGACGAATCTCGTAGAAAAGAGAGAAGAGAGAATGCAGAGTTCTGGCGGCATATAAACGCATTAAGGGACCATAGTACAGATGAAATTGTAATTATCCAAGGCATTATCAAAGACCCTTTTGTTGGGAAATACTGCACTAATGCGGAAATTCAATGTGATTCATTAGATACGAAAAAGGCCGCAGAGGCGATTCTGTCAACTTACTATTACCGAGTACCTCTGGAGGTAAATCCTTCAATCGGTGAAACAAGTGACCTATATACTCGTTTACCCGAGCGTTAAATAGAAAATCTTTCAGTTCCTGTTCGATATTTATAATATCATCACTTGTTATGTCATCAACATGCAAAGGGGTCGTAACCGAATTAAATGATTTTCCTATAATGCTTTCATCATTTTCATTGATGATATCAAATGCAACTATTATTCTCTTTGCCATACTACCTTCTAATAATGCTCCCGGCGCTATCACCGGGAGCGTTTTCCATCAACAATCAATCAATAACCTTAAATCTCCGTACGTTTTATCCCTCAGTCGGAGTCCTGATCAGCGGGAACGTTACCAACACCTTCAAAAACTATTGTGGCGAAAGCAAGACTCGAACTTGCAACCTCAAGGCTATGACCCTTGCGAGCTACCAATTGCTCCATTTCGCAGTAGAAATATGCCATTAACACGTCTTATTCTGCAAATATAGTAGTAATAATAGTATAACATATTATATATCAATCGTTTAACATTACAACATCTATAGCAACAACGTATTTTAGGTATAAACTCAAGCACAAAACAGCTATTTTTGCCTATATTTTACGTATTATAGGTGTAAACTCGAACAAAAAAAACGGGTAAAAAGTATGGGTGTAGTATGGGTGTTCCGATACAATTCGTTTTATTCAAGGTATGGGTGTAGTATGGGTGTTTGTATGGGTGAAGCCTAATTTAACTATAAATTAACAATAAACTGGCGTCGTAATTGGCGTACTACGCCATAGTATACGTGTTATATATGTATTTCGATTCTACTGCCAGTGCAATGAATATCCTCGCTATTCAAATATTATATTTCCTATTTAAAAACTTCTATATAATTATTATTTGGAATATATTTGCAAAAGAAACTTCTAAATATAGATGATATGACTAAAGTTATTCACGTGCACCTGATCTTTGAGAAGAAAGATTATTATTTCGGCAGCATCAGCGCAATCTATGATGTTTTAAACGATGTTCAAATCGGCATTAAACAAAGTACCCTGCTCCACGCTGGTCTGTGTGACGGAGGTGTAAAACTTACTCAGAGAGCCATTATAAGACAGTCTCATCTCATCCGCAGCGGGAGGGAGTAATCCATCCTACAAATAAAAAAGATAGGCTATTTTGCTAATCAAATAGCTAAAATAGCCTATCTTTGTATGTCGATGTAACATTCGAGGTTCGATGTAACGCTCAGACCTCAATAATGTAACTCATTTATTGCCCATTGTAACATTTCGTTTTAAGTCAAGGTTCACACACCAATCAGCCTCAATCGCTGTGTTCATCGGCATTTCAGCCCAATCAACTCACCTCATCACTTTACACAATTCGTTCTGTGCCCCATAATATGCATCTTCATCCCCCTTCGGGAGATAGATTTTATTTATTTCAGTTGCATAATCCTCATTTATCCGAAAATGAAAAATAGACTCTGGATCAAGCCTTTTGATTATTGCGGGAGTGTGTGAAGATAAGAATACTTGCGCTTTATCTTGTTTGGATATAGAAGTTAAGACTTTAATTACACGCCCAAGTAATTGAGGGGCAATATGGTTTTCAGGTTCTTCTATTGCAAGAATTGTAAGTAATGGCTTAACCCGTTCTTCATCATCAATCTCTTCCTCTATCTTTAAAAGAGTACAGACAAGGGTAAAATAAAATAAAGACCTATAACCTTCTCCTAATTCGTCTATTTGATATGGTCTATCTATTTCTGTTGGACTAAATGATATTTCTAATTTTTGTAATATTGATTCAATTTCACTGGTTCCAAAAGATAAAGAAACATCCTTATAGCGTTCATCTTTATGAAATTCAGACCAAATGTCTGATAAAGTAGATTCAATCGTAGAGAATTCATCAATACTTTGAAATAAACTATTGAGTTCTGTTATTTTTGTCAAGTAATTCTCTTTGAACTCATCGCTGAATTTCATGGAACTTAAAACACGATATAAGATAGAGCCGGAAATATAACGCATTTGTTCCGATGGTCTTCGTATAGCCGGAACATAAAATGCCTGAATTAGTCCTCTTAGATGTTTGGGAAAAGCGTGTTTAGATTCATCAGTACTATCTTCAGATTCAGGCACATTGATAAAATACAGTTTGGTGTCGATATCTCCTTCTTCTGCAAGATCGTTTTTTGTCCATATACTTTCCAATAATACTCTTATGTAGGGATTTTCTCCTTCCGCATCGACAACCATAGATGAAAAGAAATGAGGAATAGCGTCCGTTTCAGATTCGTCAAAGTCTAATCTGGCCTCTATTGATAAAGAACGTTCTCGAACCTCATCACCTTCTTCACAAGCAACATGAAAATCCTGTTTGCTTATATTTCTTTCCGCATTTGTAATTCCAAATAGTTTTCTTAGAGCCTCCAATGCGGCTGTTTTACCACTACTATTTAAACCAATAAAAGCATTTAATCTTCTATCAATTTCAATAGATGCACCCTCTGAATTGAAGCATCTAAACCCATGTATCTTAATCTTGGATATGTGCATGATTTTCATTTTTTTGTCAAAGTTACACATAGATCTTTAGAATGGCAAATATCACAACTTTAATATCTTAGAAAATTATAATTACCCCTGTTCCGGTAACAAATGGCAGAGTATCGGGTCATTCTTAATCCGTTCCAGTTCGTCCTCGACAATCTGGCGGGTTTCGGCTTTGATGCGGTCGTAATTCTCCTGTATCATTTCCTGCATCCTGTCCACGCCATCCTCGTCCACAAAATTGGTAATGACGGGTATTTTTTTTGTAGTTAGCGGTTTCCCGCTTCACCCGCTCGTTATCCACGACAATTTCAGCATGAAAAATCTTCTGCTCGATGCGCTCATCGAAGTTGTCGGCAACGGCCCTCACGAACATACCCTGTGTGAGCGTTGATATTTTGCTGGCGGGTATCAGGCTGTCGAGTTGGGTCGATATGGACGTGGACTTGTCGTTGCGGTTAATGGTCATTGACTGCCGTTTCTGTAAAACCTTACCGAACCGTTCGGAGAGGTTTTTGGCGGTTTCGCCGACCACCTGACCGCTGAAGATGTTTCCGACCGTGTTCATCACGACCTTCGCTTCCTTATCTCCATAGTCGCGCGTAAGCTGCGAAAAGTCCTGAAAACCGAGTAACACGGCTACTTTATTGCTTCGGGCGGTGGCGATAAGGTTATCCAGACCTTTGAAATAAATGGTGGGTAACTCGTCGATAACGACCGAACTTTTTAGCTGTCCTTTCTTATTGATGAGCTTCACGATACGGGAATTATACAACCCCAGCGCCGCACCGTAGATATTCTGACGGTCGGGATTGTTGCCCACTACCAGCACTTTCGGATCGTCCGGATTGTTTATATCCAACGAAAACTCGTCGCCGGACATAACCCTATACAGTTGCGGGGAGATCATACGGGAGAGCGTAATTTTGGCAGACGCTATCTGCCCACTGGCTAAGCACCCGGCGCCTTGCCATGTTTTACCATGGCAGGTTTCCAAGCACTCGCCTCCGAACCGTGCTGACAGATCTCCCCGTACACGGCTCTCCACCTTCTCATTCAGTCTAACTTTCCCGAATGTATTTTCTGATGACATACTGTACAT